ACGTTCTTTACGAAACACTTTTTTGCCATCAATCTTATTGCTGTAAATGGCAGACTTATCTTTACGAGCCTTTCTGTGTTGCTTGATCCAAGCACTACAATTGTAAATGCTGTCTAAACCATGATTGCCAAAATGATCTTTGTGCTTGGTAAACATAAAAACAAAATCTTTTTCTTCAGCAGATAAATCGTCTGCATGATATGAGTAATTAGATCCGGCTTTTACTAGACTAGCTTTTTGGTTTTCGTTTAATCCAAATGCTTTGTATCCCTCGTTTAAAAAGTTGAGATAATGCTTTAAGACTATTTGATCCTTAAACTCTTGAGATTTAGGATCTTGTTTTTTTCCAAAATTATGTATCATAAAATACTCCATATAATGATAGTAGTTGGCTGATTTCATGCTTTCGCAATCGTCAGTAGGAACACACATTCCTATATCAGCATCGTTAAAATCCCTAGGTACAATCACACACAGACATATCGTTTCGCCTCTGTGTGACGTTCCTAGAGCCTTTTTTTTATCCAAAAGTAGCATTAAGCCACTTTTAGATAGGTTGTTTGACCAATAGGTGCATTATCAGCACGTAGGTCTGTGCTTACCCACAGAACCGGATATGGCTGTTCCTCTGTAGGAAAATCATATATGCCCATGTCAGTAAAATAAATAAAGCTGTCTACCTCAAGATCGTTTTCTTTGATGTAGTTGAACACCGGCATAACACATGTACCACCACGACCATCAGCAGATATCATTTTTATTTCATCGCCTTGATCATACTTGATAACATTCTGTATTTTGCTGTCGCATGTAATTACAGTTACAGACTTAGGTTTAAGTTCTAATGCCATAGCATTGAGACCACCAAGAAAATACTGCAATTCTTTATTAGATACAGAGCCGGAACTATCCACAGCCACAACGACATGACCAACACCAATATGCTCAAGTGTTGGAGCGATCATTTCGTGAGTGTAGTAGAACTTTTTATGTATCCTACGATAGCTAAAATTATGAGGAACATCGCCCTCAAGATGTCTTTCAACAACGTCTTCCCAATTGATCTCAGCACGTTTCATAACCTTGACCATTTGCTTGACCTCTGCCGGTAATGTTCCACGTTCTTTAGCTTGTCTGACAGCTTGGAATATCTCCTCTTTGACATCAGCCTCTTCTTCGCTGATCTCAGCTTGAGACATGCCCTCAGTAACATTGTCTTCGATGTTGCCCCATGATTGTGGCTGTAACCAAGTTGGATCTCCATTATCTGATTGATCCCCTTGATCGCCTTGACCATCTTGACCTTGTTGCTGTTGCTGTTGCTGTTTAGCTTTGATCTGTGGATAGATAAAATTATAAATCTTTTCAGCCATCCATCCATCAAACTGTGGATCAAACAAAGCACCTTTTGGTAAAACAAAACCGGATCTCTCAAGAACTTGGTTCATTGACAAATCACATGCTATGTTCCAAATCTCAGCATCACGTTCTTGCTGTCTTACATGGTGCATAAGAAATCTGTGACCAACCTCGTGAACAATAACACCTTTGAGTGGCTCGAAATCTAAACTCTCAGCATATTCTTTATTATAGAATATATCTCTGCCATCAGTTGCAAATGTCTTGATGCTGTTCTTTTCGATAATCTTCATCTTGACTAAGACAGCACCATAAAAAGCATGACCTTTATCGTCACGATCCCATAGTAGCTGTATCCTAATCTTTGAGAACTTATCTTCTAATTTTAAATTCTGCATTAAAATCTCCAATAAAAGTTTACGTAAAGTTTTTGTCTGTGGCACTACCGGTACGCAGTACCACAGATATAAAGTTTTAAAGTAATAGGTCTTTCAAGTTACCTTGAGATCCTAATACTTGTTTCATAGCTTGATGAGTAACCAAGGTCTTGTTTCTTAGTACTGCATCTTTAAGCATAAATGCCATGAACTCTTGCTCCGGTATCCTTTGGATATAAGTTAGGATACTTGCACAGTTTGTCATGTTCATCTTACTAGCTAGTGATCCACACAAAGCAAATAAAACACCACGATCTTCCGGTATTTGTGTAGTGCTAGGATCTTTAACAATGCTGTCAAAATCCGGTAGCTTTTCATATAGCTTTATGTGAGCCATTAAACTAGCTGATGCTGTTTCGCCTATCTGACCATTTAACATGCCTCTTAATGTGCTGTGATCTAATCCCATGTTTAGGAATACACCGGCACGTTGGCAAGATCTTGGTGTGGCATTACCGGTTGCTGACACATCAAAGTTATGCAGATGCTGATCGTCAAACTTAATCCATGATGTAATTCTGTGATCAACATTGTTGGATGCATAGTAACTTAAAACATCGTCAGTATTGACCTCAAGATTAAGAAAACAAAATCTGTCAGCAAGTTGTGATGGCAACTTATTAGATCCGGCTCTTGCAGACAAAGGATTACCGGCTGAAACAATTACCCATCCATCCGGAATAATAAAATCTCCAACACGATGTTCATCCACAGCTTGACCAAAAAGGTTGTGATGCATCAAAGTAGCTTGAGCCACCTCGTCAGCAAATATAATTCCACATCCCTCAGTAGGCACAAACATAGGTCGTAATCTTCTCATGCTTTCGCCATCCTTTGCCGGTACTAACCAACCGGCATATTCGTTGACGTCTAACTGTGCCAAACTAAAGTTAATAAAACCTAGTCTGTCTTTGTCATAGTTAAACAACTCGTAAGCTAGAGACAGCAGATCCGGATCAGTAACCAATGATCTGACAGATGTTGTCTTACCTTGACCAACACCACTTTCAGCATATGGATGAGCAAGATCATCCTTACTGCCCCCATTAACTCTAACTTTCCAATTGTTCATAATACAGCTTTTAATTGCTGTTCTCATTTCATGTATTCGCATAACGATACTCCTTATTTAGATTGATTGATAAATTTATTCATAATTGATACAGCCTTTGATTTATATTCTGTACCAAAATACTTAGCGACTAGATCAATTGCTTGGTCATTAGTCAGATGTTCTAGCTGATTAACCATGAAATTTTCTATGGCATGATCAACTATAAACTCTGCATTTTTCAGCAGAGCCTCAGTTTCAACTAGTTTAGTATTAGCCTCATTCAATTTGAATTTAAGATCTTTCAAATCATTTTGTGCCTCAACTAGTTTAGCTGTTCTTTGTATTAGATTATTTTCTAATATTTTTTTTTGTGACAATTAATATCTCCTCTAGTTATTGTCGTTGTTGTTCAAATGAACAAGCAGAGACACGAAATTAATCGTGCCTCAATTTGTGCATTTGATTAAGAGAGTAAAGCCTCAACAGTTTTGTCTACAACTTTCTGCTCTTTCTCAGCATCATCAATTGCTTTTCTACCTTTGTCAGCAATCTCAAATCTGTTCTTTAGTCTGACCTCGAACTCTTCAAGTTCTTTTGCTGTCATAATCAAACCATCTCTTTGCTTACCGGTCTTAGTCTTCAGACCTACTAGCTTATCGATGATTGTATCCAATGGAGATTTAACATCCTCTCCTTTGTTGTGATTAATCAAACTAGCTTGGGATTTGATATCCAACTTAGCAAACAGATCCAAGATGTAGGTCTTGGTAAGATTGCTTGATGGTAGGTCATGCTTGTTTGTAAAAAGTACACAGTTTCTTTTGAACAAGTCAGCTTGACCTTTTGTCATATCGCATCTTGTCTGAAATGTAGTTAATAATTCATTGGTCGCATCCTCTGAAATATTACCGGTATCAGATCTTGGTATTGAATTAATTGGTATCATTGCTGTCGCATACTGATCCAATCTAATAGCACTCATGTCAGCAGAGTTCTGCTTGTTAGATCCTTTTAAAAGGTTGTGCTGTTGCTCTTGTTTAGCTAATTGCTTAACGACATCGTCAGCAATGATTGATTTAGTTTTCTGCATTATAGTATCTCCTCTTGCAGTTGGTTGGTTAAATGCTTGATAAAGTTATTGAATGTGGATGCCCATTTTCGTAAGCCTCAGCTACACGATCAACAGATTTATTTTCCATCCTCAATGCTACAGATGGTTTGACATAGTAAATGTCCATTGTTCCATCTGCCCATTCGTAAGCCTCGTCTTCATTCTTTTCTAGAACAAGAGGCACAGCCTTTTGTGGCTTACCAACATTTCGATATTGAACACCATCGCAATCGCATCCCTCAGTAATAGGAACAACGTATCCATCCTCTGAGTTTTTATAGATGTAAGAAAATCTGTTAGCCTTTTCTTCCAACTCATCACGTATGCCATAATACAGCATGTCATCGATGGCTATCTTTCTCATTGTTCTTCTGAGTTCTTTTACATCCAAATCTAGTTGTACTGATTGAGTATAAAGCCTTACTAGCATTTTACATTTCTCTAAGTATTTTTCTTTATTCATGATTGTCTCCATATTTGATTAACTGTTTCACTCTTTTGAGATCATCAGATGCAACACACATTGCATTACAGTTGAGGGGGCAATCTCTTGCCCCCATATTTTATTTAGATATTTTAACCAATGTTCTGTAGTGCAATGCTTGGATATTGTAGCCACCACATAAGATTGTGCTAATTGTTATTGTCTTATTACCTTTGTCAGTTCTGACATTGTAGTAACCATGAAATCCATCAGAGTTCATTACGAGGTTTGTATTATAGATTTCATTGATGCCAAAACTTTGCAGTTTCAAAGCCATCTTTTTATTTCTAGCTTTGATGACAGCCTCAGCATCTTTGACAGCAAGTTCTTTGACCATCTGAAAGCTAATGCCATACAATTTTTCAGCCATTGATTTGCCACCACCAACTTTGTGGAGATGATACCAATCAACACGACCATTAATTTTAGTAGGCTGTTGCCACCACTTTTTAATAGCCATGTATTTGAACTCATAATCTTCAATTTTTCTTGATATGTATTCTCTGTCGAACTCATCAAAGGTTTGCTCTAAGTTTTTAATAATTTGTTCATATTTATTCATATGATACTCCATAGTTGATTAACTGTTTCGACCTTTTGGTCTCTTCAGATCAAGTACACACTTGATGACAGTTGAGGGGCAATTTATTGCCCCTCATAATCTTAATTGTCTAATGTATTTCTTACAGCCAAAGCACCATAATCGAAACCACTACAAACCCAATCTTCATAAACGTCATCGTCATCGATTATTGCTTTCATTGCATTTTCTATTGGACAGCAAACTTTACTAACTAACTTAGGGGATAATTTATTTACGTGATCGCCATCATGTGCATCAGCTAAATTAGCCATCCAATGTGCCTTAACCAAATACTGCATTAATCTATATTCGTCTTTGTTTAAAGCTATCTCAAATTTTCTTGTTCTATCTTTATAAATCATAATGATCTCCATTTTTGTTTGATTGATTTGAATTGTTACAACCTCTATTTGGAAACTCGTGAGAAACTACTAGCCCATATCGCTGTCCTCATCAGACTGAATTGTGGGGGCTGTATCACTCTTGCCTTTCTAGTACTTACAACTTACATTCTTTCAGTTGCTTTCCTTAATGCCTAGTTTCCCATGTAGGTCAGAAAGGGATGTTTGCTTTACAGTTCAAACGAGTTGCCAAACAGAGGCTGTCCTATTTATATAATATTTTTTGACCAATAATACAAGCACTAAAGTTGATATTATTTAACTTAGAGGAACATTATTTTACTTACTAAGACTAAATCTTCTGTAATCCAAGGTGGACAACAAAAACGCTGAAACTTACTTTTAGGTAGCAATACAGCCTAAACTGCTTACATGTGCTGTATGAGGCTTAAATCGACAGCAATGAATATTTCACGAAATGAGACTACAAACAAAGATAATAAAGTGTTATCATTGGTAAAGGTCGCAGGTCTAAGGAATATGATATTAAAACTTTACGTAAACTTTTGAGGATAAAAATATGTCAGATAAAAAAGATAATAAACCTAAATTAAAATTGGTAAGTGATAACGACAGCCGGAATAACAAGGGCAAAAAATCTAATGTTATTGGTGGGGATCTCAGCCAAAAAATGAGAGGCTTTTGCTATGATGTAGTAGGTAGAAATGGGGAAAAGGGCATGACCTTAATTGACGCTTATTGTAACAACTATAATGTTAGTAAAGATATTAAACCAAACACTCTTAGAATGTTGGCATCTAGATTAAGAGCAAAGGATAACATTAGGATATTTATAGATCATCTTTTACAGCAGAAAATGTCATTACACAGCATGAACGAGGTCAAAAGGTCAGAGTTATTGTTGAGCAAGATTGAAAAGATGGCAGACGATGTAAATGTGACTGATGCAGTCCGGCTGAAAGCACTTGAGATGTTAGGGAAAAATATGGGATTGTTTACTGACGTTTTAAAGGTGGATGATAAACGTGATAGGTCTTCAGTAGAAATAGAGAATGAATTACTGAACAAGCTAAACAGTATAATTTCTAAATAAAAAAGTTACGTAAACTTTTACAGCTAGGAACGATAAGTTCTTTCCGGCTAGTTACGATAAGTTCTTTTAATGTGTCCGGTCTAAATTTCTTTTTGTTAGTCGCTAACCCCACCCACTCCCTACCCACCCCGACACACAGACGTGGCTACACACACCGCAACATGATTTTGCACATAAAAATACTAAAATTTCACAAAGGGTGCCACTATAAAAAGTGTTAATAGATATACGTGTAAGTAATATAATATCAACTTTAAAAAAAATGCCTATATGATTCTTTTTTTTATTGAAATTTATTTAAAAATAGTATAAATAAAATTTATTGTTTTAATATTTATAAATGTTCTATAGAAGGTAAGAGATATATTAAAGAAGTTTATAAATGTTATATTTATAAATATTGTAAAGGAACAATTATTTGTCAGACAATATTGTAACCTTAAGTGATTACAGAAAATCTCCTGAAATAATAGAAGAATTTGAGTTAGAAGATGCTCTGGTAATAGGATGGACCACTGATGAAAGTGGTGATAAAGTATTACATGTTTCATCTTCAGTTGAAACAGAGGATAGTTTGTGGATGATTGAGTTGGCAAAAAAGATTGTAGAGAGCAGGCCTCCAGAAGTGTGGAGCAATAATGAATGATCTGTCTAATATCTTAAAAGATAATCTAGATAAGATTAGTGAGCTTCCACCAGAGAAGCAAAAAGAGATTCTGGCACTAGTAGAAGAATACGAATCTGTAAAAGAAAGAGAAGACGCAAGAGATAATTTTTTATCTTTTGTTAAACTTATGTGGCCGTCTTTTATTCATGGCAAGCACCATGAGATAATGGCAGAGGCATTTGAAAAAGTGGCCCGGGGTGATTTAAAAAGACTGATAATCAACATGCCACCCCGTCATACTAAGTCGGAATTTGCAAGCTATTTATTCCCAGCATGGTTTTTGGGTAAATATCCGGAAAAGAAAGTTATACAAACTGCACACACTGCAGAGCTATCTGTTGGTTTTGGCAGGAAGGTTCGTAACTTAATACAGAACGAAGACTTCCAGAATGTATTTCCGGGTATAGAGTTATCCACAGACAGTAAAGCGGCAGGTAGATGGAACACAAACAAGCGTGGTGATTACTTTGCGATAGGTGTTGGTGGAGCAGTTACGGGTAAGGGTGCCGATATTTTGATAATTGATGACCCCCACTCCGAGCAGGAGGCCACAATGGGTGATTATAACCCAGAAGTTTATAACAAAGTTTACGAATGGTATACGTCAGGACCTAGACAGAGACTGCAACCGGGTGGTGCCATCATTCTTGTTATGACCAGATGGTCAAAAAGAGATTTAACAGGGCAGATAATTAACAAATCTATTGAAAGAGAGGGTTCTAACGATTGGGAAGTGATACAACTGCCTGCAATATTGCCGTCAAACAAGACTTTATGGCCAGAATTTTGGAAAAGATCAGAGTTAGACGCTCTTAGAGCTGAATTACCAGTGGCAAAATGGAACGCACAGTACCAACAGGACCCAACATCTGAAGAAGGAGCGCTAATTAAGCGTGAATGGTGGCAAGAATGGGAAAAAGATGACCTTCCACCATGTGAATCCATCATACAATCATGGGATACAGCGTTTTTAAAGACACAAAGGGCAGATTATAGTGCCTGTACCACTTGGGGTATCTTTTATTTGCCGGATGATGATGGTGCAGACAGGCCAAATCTAATATTACTCGATGCATTTAAAGAAAAATTGGAATTTCCTGATTTAAAACGTGCAGCATATGAAAAATACTGGGAATACGAGCCAGATCAAATGATTATTGAGGCAAAAGCAGCAGGATCTCCCTTAATTTTTGAGCTTAGAGCGATGGGAATACCAGTTACGGAGTTTACACCGAGCCGTGGACAGGATAAGATAGCAAGAGTTAACAGTGTAACAGACTTATTTGCTAGTGGTGTTATTTGGTGTCCACCCACTAGGTGGGCCGATGAAGTGATAGAGGAATGTGCATCATTTCCTACAGGAGATCACGATGACTTGGTTGACTCCACTACACAGGCACTGTTAAGATTCAGACAAGGTGGTTGGATAAGGACCGCAATGGATGATTGGGATGATGAACCTAAGTACAGAAGACCTGTGGAGTATTATTAATGGATATGGTACATATAATCGATGGGTTGATGGGTATTATTGTTTTAGGTGGAGGGTGGTTCTTGGCAACACAATCAAGAGAAGTTAAAAGAATTGATATTTTATTAAATAAAACTAGAGAAGATTACGCAAAGCGTGATGATGTTACAGTTGCCATCAACAGGCTTGAAGAAAAGATCGATAGAATTTTAGAAAGAATGAAATAGGAGATTATCATGGCTATAGAAAAGGTTATGACACCGGCTACTACGTTTAAAGAAATGGCAGAACCTGATGTTAGCATAGAGGTTGAAAATCCTGACTCTGTATCTATAGAAACAGAAGATGGTGGCATGATAATAGATTTCACAGGAGAACAAGTAGAAGAAATTATGTCAGGTGGCTTTGATGCAAACTTGGCAGATCAAATAGACGAAGCTGATCTACAGTCTATGGCAAGTGAATTAATATCCAGTTTTAATTCAGATAGGCAATCAAGAAGTGAATGGGCAAAAAGTTATGTGAAGGGTTTAGATCTTCTTGGTATGAAGATAGAAGAGAGACAACAGCCTTGGGCAGGTTCATCTGGTGTGTTTCACCCAATACTTACAGAATCAATAGTTAGATTTCAAGCACAGGCTATGGGAGAGATATTCCCTGCATCTGGTCCAGTTAGAACAAAGATAGTTGGCAAGATGTCTGTTGAGAAAACAGAGCAGGCTGCACGAGTAGAAAACGAGATGAATTACCTGCTTACAGAAGAGATGACAGAGTATCGTGACGAAACAGAGCAGATGTTATTTAAGTTACCTTTGGCAGGATCTGCGTTTAAGAAAGTTTATTATGATCCAATCATGGAAAGACCATGTGCCATGTTTGTACCAGCAGAAGATTTTGTAGTTTCTTATGGTGCCTCTGATCTTATGACATGTGAGAGATACACCCATGTCATGAAAAAATCAGCAAACGACATAGCAAAACTCCAAGATAATGGATTTTACAGAGATATAGAATTGCCTGAGCCTGAGCCAGATATGTCAGATATACAGGAAAAGTATGACGAGCTAGACGGGGAGTCAGCAACAATAGAAGATGATGACAGGCACACACTGCTTGAAATGCATGTAGATATGGAAATGCCAGAACCATTTGATGAAGAGGACAGCATAGCCAGACCATATGTTATCACGATAGATAAATCTTCAAGAACAATATTGTCTATCAGGAGAAATTATTATGAAGACGATAAAAAGAAAAGAAAGAGACAATACTTTGTCCACTATAGGTACCTCCCCGGGCTGGGCTTTTACGGTACAGGACTTATACACCTCATCGGAGGACTCGCAAAAAGCGCAACATCAATTCTCAGGCAACTTATCGATGCAGGAACGCTCTCGAATTTACCAGCCGGTCTTAAGGCTAGGGGTCTTCGTATCAAAGGTGATGATTCGCCTCTCATGCCGGGTGAGTTCCGTGACGTTGATGTCCCGGGTGGTGCAATACGTGACGCTATTACTTTTATTCCTTACAAAGAACCAAGCTCGGTCTTGTACCAGTTGCTCGGAAATATCGTTGACGAGGGGAGAAGGATTGGCTCCGTTGCGGATATACAAGTTGGAGACATCAACGCCCAAGCACCAGTAGGGACAACTCTTGCTCTAATGGAGCGTTCTATGAAGGTTATGTCTGGTGTGCAAGCTAGACTGCATGCAGCATTAAAGAATGAGTTAAGATTATTATCAAATGTTATTCGTGATTACATGGGTAGCGAGTATGCGTATGAGATGGAAGGTAATTTTGATAGAACAAAAGACTTTGATGATAGAGTCGATGTAATTCCTGTATCAGATCCTAATGCAGCCACAATGTCTCAAAGAGTTATGCAATATCAGGCAGCTTTGCAATTAGCACAACAAGCGCCACAACTGTATGATATGGGAAAGCTACATAGACAAATGCTAGAGGTATTGGGAATACAAGATGCTAAAGAAATAATTAAGTTACCCGATGATATTAAACCATCAGATCCAGTTACAGAAAACATGGCAATGTTAAAACAAGAGCCAGTAAAAGCGTTTAAGTATCAAGATCACGAGGCGCACATTAGGGTTCACATGGCAGCGGCAAACGATCCAAAAATTAAAGAGATTGTTGGACAGTCACCTTTTGCCGGTGCAATACAGGCAGCTTTATCAGCGCACATTACAGAGCATGTAGCATTTCAATACAGAAAAGAGATAGAGAAGAATCTTGGTGTTGCAATGCCAAATGAAGAAAAACCTTTACCAGAAGACACAGAAGAAGAGCTTTCTAGACTTACTGCAATAGCTGCTGATAAATTATTAAAACAAAATACAGCAGAAGCACAGCAGCAACAAGCAATGAAGCAACAGCAAGATCCATTAACACAAATACAGCAAAGAGAGCTTAAAATAAAAGAAGATGAGCTTGAACATAAAAAAGAAATGGATAAAGCAAAATTAGAGCTTGATGCACAAAAAATAAAAACTAATGAAAAAATACAAACAGACAGACTTGAGTCTGAGGATAAAAGAGAGGGTGTGAGAATAGCAGCTAAGTTAGCGACAGATTCCTCAAAAGAACAACAAGAAGAAGCAAAGATTGTAATGCAAGCAGCAAAGCAGCTACAAGATGAGTAGAAACGAGACAATTTATACGCCAGTAATAAAAAAAATACAGGAGGAGATGGATGCTGTCACTGACCATTTATCATCCGGCAGACCTAGTAATTTCGAAGAATATCAAAGACTTGTCGGAAAAATCGAAGGATTGTCCATTGCTAGAG